ATATTCTGGTATATCTTTTTTAATAGTAGTATCATCGCTATTTTGATATAGTTTATTAATATCAAAAGATGATTTTCCAACGTGAAATTCAAGAGGCATACCATATGTTGTGGATATAATTGCTGGTGATTCATTATTCATTCCAATTATACCCATTCGTAAACCAGCAGGTTCTTTTACTAAAACTTGTTCTCCAGCACTATTACGATATGTAATTGGTTGTGATAAAGTTCTATTTTTAATAGCAAGTTGTATATTTTCAATAGTATTAGTCTGAGCAGGAGAAACAACATTTATAGCGTGTAGGTTATCAATTGTATCAACATCTCCTGCACCAATATTTATAAAAGAGTTTGTAAATATATTATTTTTATTTATTAATTTTTCATTATATAAGTAAGATTTGTTCCATCCTTGATAAAAATTAGCTAATGTAATATTTGAATTAATAGCAGTAATTAAATTATTTACAATATATTCACTATTATTTAATATATAATCATTAAATACATATGGCATTCCATCTTCATTTATAATTCTAATATTTCTTGCAGAAATAGTACCATCACAGAAAATATCCCCATTTTCAATATAAATACCATTTAAACTATTATTTAAAAAATTTTTGTTAAATTGATTTCTAGTTGTATTAATTCCTATTCCATTATTATTAACAATCATTTTATATAAAATATTTTGTGGCAACATATTACAAGTATCAGACCAATAATAACTATGTTGTTCTCCAATATTAAGTCCTGTTTCAATATTACTATACATATCTCCAACAACAAGATATTCCCTAGATGTTAAATCAAGATATTGGCTATCTATCAATCCAATACCTATTGACTTAATTTCTATTTCAGATGGTGCATAATCAGTAATAGTCATTTAGATAAAAAATATATTAATTCCTTATGTATTAATAACATTTAAAAAAATGATTTATTATAATTTTTATGCAATCAATATGAATAAAATTAGTTCTTTACATAATAAAACAAAAGAGATTGATGTTCTTGAAATGCCTTATAATGATAAAAATTGTTTATTAGATATTGATACATTAAAAATAATTTTATCAAATAATGGTTTAAATAATTATGAGATTGATGATATTAATTTATACAGAACTGCATTCGTACATCAATCTTATTGCACAATGAAAAATCACGATTTTATTAATAGTAATACAAAATGTCCTGAAAATTGCTTACCACTACAGGATATGTCATATGAAAGACTTGAATTTTTAGGAGATTCAATATTAGATATGGTAATATCTGCTTACATATTCGAAAGATATCCAGATCAGAATGAAGGATTTTTATCTAAAATAAGAACAAAAATAGTTAATGGTAAAATGTTAGGTTTTCTTTCAAATAAAATAGGTTTTAATAAATATGCAATTATTTCTAAACAAGTAGAGGAATCAAATGGTAGAAATAATTATAAAATAATGGAGGATATATTTGAAGCATTTATTGCTGCACTTTTTCTTGATTCTAATTCAAATTATGACTTAGTTTATAATTGGATTATTAATGTTGTGGAAAATAATATAGATTTTAGTGAATTAATAGCAAATAAAACTAATTATAAAGATATGCTTATTTATTATATGCAACATCATTTACAAGATATTCCAAAATTTTTAGAAATTAATGTATCAACAAAAGATTCTGTTAAAGTTTTTAAATATTGTGTTAAAGATAAAAATAATGCTGTAATTTCAACAGCAACTGGTAATTCAAAAAAAGATGCAGAAAATAATGCGGCGTTAGAAGCATTAAAACATTTTAATGTTAATATATCAACATTAAATATTATTTAAAAATATTAAAATAAATAAAAATAATATGAAAAAATTATTAATTATATTTTTATTTATAATGAATATAACAGAAATTTATACGTTTAATCCAAGTTTACTTAATTATAAAATTAAAAAAAATTTCTTAAAAATAAAAAATAATAATAATTTACCAAATTGTGCTAAAATTTATTTATCAAATTTCAATTTAAAAACATCAGAACTAAAACATGGGCGTATAGCAACATTGTCTGTTATTGGTAGAATTTTTGCAGAAACTTTACATCCTGATTTATCATTTATGTTAAATAACGAAAATTTACTTGTTAAGCAGCAAATTGTTCCATCATTAATTAACGGTGGTTTAGATAAAATAGAACCTTTATTTTATGTTTTAACATTTATTTATGTTCTAATGTTAGAATTGGGTGATGTGATTGATTTAACAAAAATGAAAAAAGATAAAAATGATAATTATAAAATTGATTATGATTTTTTAAATATATATAAAAATAGTTCAGAAAAAAATAAATTGAAAAAATTAGAAGTATATTTATGTAGATTTTTTATGTTATTATCAACTTGGTTTGCTTATTATGAATATGCAACAAATTCTTCAATTATAACACCAGAATTAGTCTATATTCCTTGGTTTATAATGTATTATTATTTAGATATATATACAGAATGATATGTGATTTATTATTATCAATGTTAATTTTACTAATTTATGTTATTTATAAAGTGCATCATAACGAATTTATTTTAAATATTTATTAGATATAATGGATACGAGTTATAAATTAGTATTATATGAAAATAAAACTGGTTTATTTGATAATTCAATAGATGCAACATATATAATTTATTTAGAAGGTAATGAAAAAAGATTGAAAAATATAATGGATCAAATAAAAAAAATTTATTTAACAAAAAAAGTTTATATTTTATATAATAAAGGTTTTAAAAAATCAAAAAAAAAAGAATATATAACAACAACAGCAAAAGACCTAGTTGATTGTAATATAAAAATATTTAATCATTCAAAAAAAAATAATTATGATAATATATTAATATTAGAGGACGATTTTATATTAAGTGAAAAAATTTTAGAAAAAAATGTAATTGATAAAATAGATAATTTTTTAATAAAAAATAAAAATACAAGTTTTTCTTTTTATTTAGGAACTATTCCATTTTTATTTATTCCATATAATTTAAATATAAATAGAGGAATTTTAAATATATATACACATTCAGTTATTTATTCCAAAAAATATAGGGAAAAAGTTTTAAATTATAATTATAAAAAAATATATTGCTGGGATATTTTTCAAAATTATTTCAATAATAATAGATATTTTTATAATATTCCATTAGTTTATCAACCAATTGAAGATACTGAAAATTCGAAAAATTGGCCAGTGCCTGAAATAATAAGATTATTATGGTTAAAAATTGCTAAATTTACAAATAGCAACAATAAACCTGCATTATTATTTAAGTTAATGTATTTATTATCATATATATTAAGTTTGATATTATTAGGTATATTAATTTATATAATTATTAACATATGGAAAAAATTTATTTAGTTACTTATGCAACACATTCGGAAGGATTATTTGACAAGTTAACTAAAAATGAGTTTAATAAAAAAATAGATGTTGTTGGTTGGAATACTAAATTTCGCGATTATTTTGATAAAATTAATGAATTAATTAAATATATAAACACTAAAAATGATAATGATATTATTGTATATTTAGATGGTTTTGATTCATTAATAAATATAAATTTTACTGATAATGAATTAAAGAAATTATTTTTATCATATAAAACAAATATTCTAATTTCAAAAGATCCTATTAATCTGTTATTAATAGATAATAAATCAATTGGAAAAGAATTATATAATATAAATTTTGGAAAATATGAAAATGACATTTTGCCGAATATGGGTATGTTTATGGGATATGTAAAATATTTAAAATTATTATTTAATTGTATGATTAAACAAAATAATGAAGATGATCAAAAAGCTTTAAATAAATGCTATAATAGTAATATTAAAATTGATACAGAAAATAAGATATTTATTAATACTAAATATAATGATTATATTAAAAATAAAAATAATATAAATTCTATTTTTGTTTCTTTTCCTTTTGGAAACACTAATACTAAATATGATAATAAACGAATTAGAAGATTTATATTTAAAGAAAATATAAATTATATTTTGATATTTATATTATTTATATTAATAACAATTTTACTTATTAAAAAGTTTTTTAAGAAAATCAAATCCTGAAATCGTTTCATCTTTTAATTTTTCTGTCACATCTGGAGTATCAACTGTTAAAGGTTGATCAGTTTTAATACATTTTGTTTTTACTTCTTTCAATTCTTTATTAAGAGATTGAATGCAAGATATTAGATAATAGATTAAGTAAATAAGAATTACGCAAATAATAAAAAATGTTAAGTCCATTTTATATCTAATAAAATGAAATATAAAAATAATATTAAGCAAATTTCATACCTACACTTCTACCAATTATTTCAAATATATTATAAGTTATAGAGTAAACATCTACCAAATAATTATCTAAACTAGCATTAATACCAGCATCTTTAAATTTATTATGTCTATTTAATGCTAAATTTAAGTTATAATTTTCATCAAATTCATTATATTTATTAAATTCTAGTCTCAATTTAGTTTCAACTAGTGCAGCATTATAATATCCTGATGGATTATTTTTTTCTGGATTAATTGCAAAAGAATATAAATATATTCCTTCATTTGGAACATTACTATGACACTGATATGGTTGTATTCTGTTATAAAATATATTGTTTTTATCATCTACTATAATTTTTGTTTTATCCCATATAATACTAGCTTTATTTAGTATAGGATAGTTATTATTTTGTCTAATAGATGCTGTAAAATTCTGATGAGAATTAAATTTATTGATATAATCGTTTCTTCTTGTTATCCAAATAATTTCTTTAGTTGGTTTATTTGTATTAACATTTATATTACCAATTAAATTGTTTACGTTGAAACTATTTTGACTTGTTATTTCTAGTTGTTCAACAAGATAATTTATAATTGTTTTTTTGAAAATCATATTTCTTTCTACATTATCTAAAAATACATATGTTGCTTCTATATAAGGATCTATATTTAATGATTTAGTAAAAGTTTTTATATTAATTGATTCTCTTTTTTTGATTCCACTACTTAAATCTTTACTATATAATTCATTATAAAATAAAGGACTTACATTTTCATTAATATCATATGAATATACAGTATATAATCTTTCTGTATTTTCTAATCTGATTGTTAATGTTATTTCATTTCCTTGTAATCTTAGTAGTGGTAGTGCTAAAGATGGATTTCTTGTAAACCAAAAAGATAAAGGAACAACCAATTTATGCGATTTTATTGATGGTATACTATTATTTTTTGATGACGCAGGATAGTAATTATAAGCAAATTTATTATTACTTAAAATTACTTTTCTAGAATTAATAACAATTGGATTATTTAATTCCTGAACATTTCCAATTAATTTACCCAAGTTATCATCGTCGCAACCCATTGTTAATTCATTCCAAATATTTAACCAATCACTAGTTAAAGTATCTATTGTGTTTCCATCTACTTTAACTATTGCAGTTTTGACTAATATATTTCCTATATTTTTTACCCATTTAAATGCTAATGTACTTGAAGAATAGATATCCGGTAATGTACAGCAAAAATACAGATTTTTAAGTAAATCGCCATATCTTAAGATTTTACATTTATATTCTCCATTATATATATTTGGTTCAAATAAAGGCGTATTATTAAAATCCAAACGCACTGTTTCCATAGCAAAATTAGTATGTTTTTTATATACATATTTAAATAAACTAAAATCTGGATTTTTGCATAAATAATAGTCTTGTTGACCTCTGCAAACAAGTTGTAGTAAACCACCTCCCATTATTATATTTAATATATATATTTTTAAATAATATAATTAATAACCATCTGGGAATTTTTTGATATTTTCTAAATCTATTTTTGTAATAGTATAATCTATTTCATTTAACTCTTCTTCTGGTACTGTATATCTTTCTTTATTAAATCCTTTTTTAAATATTTTAATTATTTCATCTTGGTCTAATGCATAATTAAAATATGATAAATCAGCTATTTGTAATCCACCTTCTCCGTTTGCTGTATTAGAAAATATTGCTCTATTATCTCCTAGTATATTGCCGGGATTTATATATAATTGGCCTCTATTATGTTTCATTGCGGCGGAACCGTAACTTGTATTGTCTTGACCATTAAATGGTGCTTCAACTATTCTATTTAACATATTAACACCATTTAAATATATTTTACATCTTGTCTTAAATCTATGTAATATGTCATCTTCGGGTGTAATTTCTTGTAAAACAACAGTAAACATAAACCATTTATTTTTATATTCATTATCAGTCATATTATATATTCCTAATAATCCTTTATTTTTTGAATTCCAATCACCATTACAATCTATTTTTTCAATACCATCTTCTCTAAAAGTATCGGGGTTAGAAACACTATTATATTCTACAATAATAGATGTTCCATCTTTTTTCATTCTAATTAATGGATTCTTAACTAAAATATATTTATTATTATGTTCCATTAAACAATTTTTCTGATTTGGTGTATTATATTTTATGTAATGTTTGCTACCTCTAAAAAATAATATTATATTTTCATCATTATGATTTACAGTTTTTAATTTTTGAGGATCAACTTTTAACCAAAAACTATAAGAATATTCTGCACCACCATATTGATTTATTGATGGTATTAATTCTCTGAATGCTCCTTGAGTTGTATTATTACTATAAGTATTATAGATTAATTCTTTTTCTAAAGAATAATCATATATACCTTTAAATAATTCTATTTTTTTTGCTTTACTTCCTCCCATTACTTTTACAATACTCATCGATTCATAATTAAAAGTATAATAAGCAATAATATATAATATTATTATAATAAATAATGCTAAAATTATTTGAATAATATTTGATATCATTTTAAATTTATAATTACTCTATTAATAATATATTATAAAAATAAATTGTTTTTTGTTTATGATATTCTATAAACCGGGGAACGAACACCATATGTTCCAATTCCAAGTTTAGCCATTAAATTATCAACAGGACCTTTATTATAATCATTATGTATATCTCTATCATTCAAGTCATAATTGAATACTGCAAATTTACATAATAAACCTGAAAATCCAGGTGATATACCCGAACTTTGCTCTCCACCAACAACTAATTTAGTAAAATTATCTAAATCTAGGTTATTTATATTATATGTATATTGCTCGCTTGAACTGCCTAAACCTCTTAATGGTTCTTCATGATTTGCTACAGCTACTAATTCACCATCAACATATGCGGATATACTTGCACCGTATCCACCATTCGAATTTGATGTATGGTCATTTATAACAATACCAATATGTACCCATCTTTGCATAGGTACATAATCTATAACTATTCCTTGTTTCATATATTTTCTGAAACATTCTTTAGGTTCATTAGTACCATCATCAAATTGACTTCTTGCCCAGTCATGTATATTTTTTTTAGTATCTGCGTCACAGGCTGCATCTAATTTATTAGAGTCTTTGTTTTGTTTTTTAAATCTAATATACATTTTATTATTTGATTTATCCATAAATATATGAGGGGATGTATTTATTATCTCATTTTCACCATTTTTAGAAAGATATAATATATTTCTAAAATGAGAATGATCATTGTCTTTTATATATATCCAAAAAGTATAAGATCTTCTTATACCATTACCTCCCTCGGAAACAGGTAAATCATCATCTAAACTTATTTCATTTTTGACATTTCCTATTAATGGCAATTTCGTTTTGGGAACAATTATTTTGTATTTATTAAATACAACTTTGGATATATAACTATACATTAAATACGCTATTATAACAGAAAAAGCAATTAATAATACTAATCCAATAATAGCTTGTGTACTATTTCCTAAACTTTGCATTTCTTCAAAAACTCTTGAAGATTTTTGACGTATAGAATTTAAAGTATTGCTAACCGGAGTTTCAGGTGTATTCATATTATTATTATGTATCTATCTATTTTAAGAATATAAATTTATGTTTAATGAATTTATATGATAATTACCAATTTGAAAAAAATTTTCATTAAATAAATAACTTTTTTTAACGTATTTTTTTTGTAAAGATAAATAACTTAATAGTTTTGTAAAATTATCTAAATTTGATTCATAATTTTTTTTTTTTCCTAATTCGGATAAAAATGCAACATACGAACAAATAATATCAATCCCACCATTAATGCAATTATTATTCATTAATAAATCATAAAGACATATATCATATATAAATTTTTTATATAATTTATTTTTTTGTATCATAGTTGTTTTTCTATTTTTAAGTTCAATAACTAAATTTTCGTGAAATCTTAAAGGTA